CAAAGCTCAGGCTGCTAACACAAAGCTCACTAACGCATCTGTAGATCGTAAGAGGGCTAGTCGTATTGCTTCCATTAAGGGTAAGGGTTCTAAAATGACTCCTGCACAGAAGAAGCGTATGCAAGGTGCTAAGTGGCGTAAATATAATGAAGCACAGTCAAAGAAACACTTTGGACGGTAATTAATGTCAGAACTGTCCTACACAAAGCTGCTTAGTGGGAGCACTAATGGTAGGCAAATCCCTGTAGCCGCTGCTAGTACTCCGGGTACGCTTATACACACTACACCCTCTATAGCAGGTACATCTGATGTATATGATCAGATCTTTATCTACGCTGTAAATAATGCAGTTAGCAATCAGAATGTAACGATTGAGTTTGGGGGTACTACTAGTACACAGGATCTGATACCATATACAATCGCCCCTAACGTAGGTCTGGTAGTAGTTGTACCGGGACTATTGCTAAATAACAACCTGTCAGTTAGAGCCTACGGGAGTAGCTCTATTAACCTGTCGGGTTATGTTTGTAGGATTCCGGTCAACAGTCAAGGACTGACTAATTTACAATAATGCAAAATTGTGGTAAAGGTGCATTTAACAATAGTTTGCAGTACGCTGATTGGGATAACCTACGCTAATGGCATTAGGTAAAACACCACAAGGTAGGCTTCGTAGGAACAGCGCTAACGGCAATCGTAGATATGGTCTCGGTAGCCCTGATGCCAAGTATAACGCTAAGCCTCACGTAAAGAAGAAACGGGCACAACAAAATGCAGCCCGTGCTACCCTTAAGAAGGCTGGTGTTAAGGTAGCTGGTAAGGATGTGAACCATAAAACACCTGTAAGTAAGGGTGGTACAAATGCACGGGGCAATCTTAACGTGCAATCAAAAACAAAGAATAGAAGCTACAAACGCACTTCAACAGGTGCAGTAGCTCGTAGGAGACTAGTATAATGGGGGCAAGACGTAAGACAGAGCCTACTGAGCCGCACCACCTTAAGCTTGTGGATGCGCTTGTAGAGAATGGTGGCAATGTCCCTGCTGCTGCAGAAGCTGCTGGTATGACGTACATCAATGCTTCCAAGACTATTGAGCGTTACAAAGAATTTATCCTAGATAAGATTGACTCTTCTCTAGTTCTACATGGCCTTAAAGCTGCTAAGGTTATGGTTGATACGTTATCAGATGATGGCACTATTCCGGGTGGTAAACTTCGTCTTGATGCATCACAGCAAGTACTTGATCGTATCGGTGTTGCCAAGAAAGAGCGTATCGAACTTAAAGTAGAATCAGAACACGGCCTATTTATCCTGCCTCGTAAGGACATCGAAGATGGAAACGAGGAAGCGTAAATCACCTGTAATACCATTCGGGTGGAGTATTCATCCAGAAGATTCTAAACTTCTAATAGAGCACGAAGAAGAGCAGGACGCATTGACGTACGTGCGTGAGATATCAGAGACAACAAGTATAAGAAAACTAGCTGATGTACTACATTCCCTAACAGGTAGAAAAGTTTCTCCTAGGGGTATGCAACTTTTACTAGAACGTGACTTTTAAAACTAATTAAGGAAAAATACAATGGGTACTTTTAACGGAAATCAGTCAAACTACATGATCATCAAAGGCCGTGCAACTGTAGCATGGGACCCCGGTAGTCTTGGAGATGGCGCTGGCGAAACTAAAGCTATTACGGTAGCTGGTGCTGCTCTTGGTGATATGGTACTGGTATCATTCAGTCTTGACATGCAAGATATCACTATCTCTGGTTATGTATCTGCTGCTGACACTGTAGAGTGTCGCATCCAAAACGAAAGCACAGGTACGGTTAATCTTGGTGCTGGTACACTGACAGCTATTGTTATGGATCAAAATTCAGGCATATAATGTCAGAAGACGACCCTAAGAAGCCTAAGCGTAAATATCAATACAGCAGTGCACAAAGAGCAGCTATCGCTGAACGCACCGCTGAACGTGCTCTCAAGAAAAAGCAAGCGAGGGCAGAGAAAGCAAAGGCTACTAAGGAGCGTAAAAGAGTTGCTAAAGCGGAAGCTGCGGAACAAGAGGCAGCAGATGCTAAAGTTAAGGCTAAGGCAGCAAGGAAGCTCTCTAAGCAGATATCTGGTAAACCTCCTAAGCGGGAGGGCAATGTTTCGACACAAGACCAGATTGATGTGGCAGGTGCGGATATTAAGGAAATGGTGGACGAGGACCAAGTTGAGGTTATCTTTCGCCCTAACCCCGGTCCACAGACTGACTTCCTTGCTGCAGCTGAAACAGAAGTACTTTATGGTGGTGCTGCTGGTGGGGGTAAGTCTTATGCAATGCTCATTGACCCTCTGCGATATGCGCATAGACCCGCTCACAGAGCACTTCTCCTACGTAAGAGTATGCCAGAGCTTATAGAGCTTATTGATCTGTCTAGGCAGTTGTACCCTAAGGCATTTCCCGGTACCAAGTTCCGTGAAGTAGAAAAGCGTTGGATGTTCCCATCTGGGGCTACAATACAGTTTAGCTTCGTAGATACAGACCAAGACGTACACCGCTTTCAGGGTCAAGCCTTCTCTTGGATTGGTATTGACGAGATTACCCACTACGCTACGCCTTACGTGTGGGACTACTTGAGATCAAGACTACGTCGTACAGACATGGAGATTACTCCGTATATGCGCTGTACAGCTAACCCCGGTGGTTTAGGTGGTTGGTGGGTTAAGAAGATGTTTGTAGACCCTGCTGAGTGGAACTCACCCTTCTGGGCTGTAGACATTGAGACTGATGAGATACTTGTCTATCCAGATGCTGAGTTTCTAGAGGACGAGTTAAAACATCTGGCTGGTCAGCCAACATTCAAGCGTAGGTTTATCCCTGCCAAGTTGACTGACAACCCACACCTGATGAAGTCACATGAATATCTATCCATGCTGGCATCACTACCAGTAACACAGCGTAAGAGATTACTTGAGGGAGATTGGGATGTTGCCGATAGTTCAGCTTTTCCAGAGTTCCATAGAAGCACACATGTGGTTGAACAGTTTGTCCCACCTATGGATTGGCCTAGGTTCCGCGCTTGCGATTATGGGTTTGTTGCTCCTACTGCTGTAGTTTGGTTCACGATAGATTACGATGGCACCATCTACGTCTACAGGGAGTTGTACGAGAAGGGGCTTAATGCTGAGCAGCTAGCCAATAAGATACATGCCATTGAGGAAGACGAACCCCCCGGCATTATAGGTATCTTGGATAGTGAAAGCTGGGCTAGACGAGGACAGTTAGGACCATCTATTGCCCAAGTCATGATTAACCTTGGTGTTAAGTGGCAGAAGGCAGACAAAGGTCCCGGTAGTAGAGTTAACGGTAAGGTAGAGCTTCACAGGCTACTAGCTGAGAATGAAGAGACTGGTTTACCGGGGGTACTAATCACAGAAGCTTGTCAGAACCTTATACGGGTTATGCCAATGCTACCTGTAGATAAGAACAACCCTGAAGACGTTGATACCAAGTTTGCTGAGGACCATCTGTATGATGCCTTCCGCTATGGGTGCACAAGTAGATTAGTCCGTGCACCACGTTACGCCCTTACACAATCTTTCTTTAAGGACGATAACACTTTTAAACCAGCCGATAACGTATTCGGCTACTAATAAGGAAAAGTAATATGATGGACTCAAAAGTAATGCCAGTATCTGGTTACATGAAAGCTGGTACTTTTAATTACGACTGTAAGCCGGGAAGTAACTTCCGTCCTGAGAAGTCCCGCAGCATCGGTAAGAATGAAGGCTATGACTTCGGTAGTGGCAAAGTAACCTACGCCTCTAAGTCTGGCAAAGACACATCTGCTAACTTTACTCGTGACGCAGATATGGATCTTAAAAAGAACTACGGTAAGTAATAAATAATATGTCTGACCGCATGGAAGGTATGGAAGAGATCTCCGACAAGGAAGCTGCTCGACAAATGGACGACTTGCAAGAGTCTGTTCCCGGCCTTGCTGCGCTCATCCATGATAGGTTCTACGAAGCAGAGACTGCTCGTAACGCAACTGAAGAGCGTTGGCTACAAGCCTACAATGACTTCTGTGGTATTTACCCCGGTGGTATTCAGTTCCGTGAGACAGAGAAATCTCGTGTATTCGTAAAGATTGCAAAGACTAAAACTCTTGCTGCATATGGTCAGCTTGTAGAGGTAGTCTTTGCTGGTAGCAAGTTTCCTCTTGGAGTATCCTCCACAGAGAAGCCTGTTGGTATTGCTGAAAAGGCACATCTTGCTGACGTTGGTGAAGAAGAACCTGCCATTGATCCTATGTTTGACGTGGGTTATGATGGTGATGGTCGGACATCTGCGGCTGATCCTATTCTCAGCGGTCTTAAAGGTATTTATAAGAATGGTAACTTTGTTGCAGGTGCATCACCTGACCCTGCAAAACCAGACATTAGCCCTGCTAAAGAAGCTGCGGCTAATATGGAAAAAACTATCCATGACCAACTAACAGAAACAGAAGCTTCTCGTGAATTGCGTGAAGCTCTTCTTGAGTCTGCTCTCTATGGTACTGGTATCGTAAAGGGTCCTTTCAGCTATGAAAAGACTCTACATCGTTGGGACATTGAGGCTCCTGATGAAGACGATGAAGATGGTGAAATTGAGAAAGTTTATACGCCTGTTACAACTATGACCCCACGCATTGAATGTGTCTCTGTGTGGGACTTCTATCCAGATCCTTCAGCAAACTCCATTGAAGAATGTGAGTATGTCATTCAACGACATAGAATGAACCGATCTGAACTACGTGACCTAGCAAAGCGTCCTTACTTCAATAAGGAAGCACTGCGTACTGTTATCAAGCGTGGCCCTAACTACACTGATAGGGGCTATGAGGATAATCTTGGTGAGAACAGCCATGATTACGCAGAGGAAACTAGATGGGAGGTGATGGAGTATTGGGGTGTCATTGATGCTGATTTGGCACTTGAGGCTGGTATGGACATTGACTTTGATTCAGTTGATGCCCTAGCAGAAGTACAGGTAAACGTATGGATTTGTGAAGATACGATCATTCGGATGGTAATCAACCCATTTGAGCCTGAGCGTATCCCTTACAATATCTTCCCATACGAGAAGAACCCACATGAACTGTTTGGTGTTGGTGTTCCTGAAAACATGGCAGACGCTACACAGATCATGAATGGTCATGCGCGTATGGCTATTGATAACCTTGCTATTTCAGGACATGTCATTCTTGACGTAGATGAAACAGCACTTGTACCGGGACAAGACAAAGCACTGTTTCCGGGAAAGACCTTTGAACGTCAGTCTGGTAATCCGGGACAAGCTGTGTTCCCGATCAAGATTCCTAACACGACTAACGAGAACATGCAGATGTTCGATAAGTTTAGGCAGTTAGCTGATGAGTCTACAGGTATCCCATCTTACAGTCACGGTACTACAGGTGTGCAGTCAACTACTCGTACTGCTGCTGGTATGTCCATGCTCATGGGTGCTGCGTCACTGTCTATCAAGACGGTAAT